GCCAATATTATATTCACCAACAAAATTCCAAATGGCATCAGCACCAGCAGATCCAGTAGGCCCTTGAGAACCAGTTTCCCCTTGAGGACCAGTATGACCAATAGATCCTGTAGCCCCAACACCACCAGTTATACCTGTAGCGCCCTGTGGTCCAGTCGCACCTGTAAAACCAGCACCAGTAGCACCAATAGGTCCGGTAGCACCGGTAGCTCCCTGTGGGCCTGTAGCGCCCGTAGAACCAGATCCAGTAGCACCCTGACTACCAGTTGCTCCAGTAGCACCAACGCTACCAGTAGGCCCCATAGGGCCGCTAGGACCTGTTGAACCCTGAACACCCTGCGGTCCCTGAATGCCGTCAACGATAATCGAAGGAGTTACCTCTTCGATCACTTCGATATAAGTGGCATCCTCAGAATCAACTATAATAATTGTTTCATCTTCCTCTTGAAAGGATGCCATTTTTACCTCGTTACTTCATCTGTGACTTTAAAAGATCCAAAGAATGGACAATCAACATACCCGTTAGAACCAGCTATAATTTCAATATCATACTTGTAAGAAGCTGGATCGAACTCAGAGGTATCGGAATCAGAAATAAATAACTCAATATAATTCTCAGCAATAATAATACCACCATTTTCTGTGGTAAGAATTGCCAAAGGAGTGTCGTCAGCAGGATTCACCTTAATATGCATACGAGCAGTATAGCTAGTAAAATCTAGAGGCTTTTTATCTCTATCAAAAAGGTACCACTTTTTTCTAAAAGTAGTACCCCTTTTACAAGTAAGCGGATACTTTACAGGAGTCATAATTACGACTCCCAAGCAGGCTTAGCAGCAAGAATATCTCCAACCCAATAAGAAGGAGTTGCACTAGACGGAACCGAAATATAGTAAGTCTGCTTAGTGGCATCAGTAAAAGTCTCAACAACCTTATAAACAGAACCAGAAGGCTGAATCAAAGCATTCTCAACAACATCGTCAAGAGACCACTCACCATCAGCATTAGCTGCGGTAGTTCTGGCACCAGAAATAACAGTATCAGTAGAAGGCACTCTAGCAATGGGAGAAGAATCAGTGTCCCAAGAAAGGGTTACAGAAACCTGTGCAAAACTCTGAGGAGAAGAAGTCCCAGATCTATTAATCTTATTCTCAATAGTAGCCATCATCCTACCTCATCATCGGTGTAATTATCCATAATCTCAACGGCAATCGTCCACCAAAACTTATTGTATCTAAGATCCCAGTTTCTATTCCTAGAAATCTCAGCACCCTCAAACTCGCAATAAAATATTTCAGGCTGGCTTGACTGGCTGAGATCATAAACCCTCAAGCCACCATCAGCGATACCTGAACTTCTCAAAGCAGCAAACTTGCCTCTAATAATATCATAAACATCGCCAGACAACTGCGTACCAATAGGATCGTCCTGAGCAAAAATATCTACATAAGCAAAATGACGAGTCTCTTCCAACATTGAACCCATCTCAAGTTCAGTCGAAATAGAATCTTCAATAGAAACAGCAACAACGTTAGGCTTAATTTCCTCTGAAGGATCAAAAGGAGTTGACTTAACAACAACAGGCATATGCTTCCTATTAGCATCAAACCAGCCAAGCTCAGTTAAAGAGTCTTCGATCATCTTTCGAAAACTATCCCTAACCAATCTAGTTCTTATACCGCCAACATAGCTCATGACTCATCCACCGACATAATATACAAATTATATACAGTTACCTCAAACAAGCCAGTTGGTGGAGCGACATAATCAATAACATAAGTATTGCCACCAAGCAGAACCTGATCTGCATCCTTGACCTGCTCATAATGAATATCAAGAATAGTCAAAATAGTTCTATTATTATCAAACTCGCCCATAGCAGTTCCGTTGCCATCAGAACCAAAGAACTGAACAGCAACCGGAACCTGAACATCTGGCTTAGAAACAGTTGTAGCAGGTTCCCCATTGAAATCATAAGGATTACCCTCAGGATCTGCTACATCATAAGTGTAAGAAGTATGCCAACGAAAAGTAGCCCTTTCCGAAGTTTCCTGTGGAAGACCCATCTCCATAGCAGAAGTAATAGCAGACCTAAAAAGATCAGCATCAAAACCAGCACCAAAGTTAGGATCTGTAACCCTAGCCATCAGCCGTTCCAATCAATAAGACTACCACGCAAAGATTCGTCACGACTTCTAACAGCATCAATATAGAAAGAGTCAGTAAACCCACCATCAGAAAGACGCTGAAGAATCGTTGCTCTCTGAGCCAACAGAGAATCAAGCAAAGACTTAATCACCTGAGCAGACTGCTGAGTCTCATACTCAACCTCGCCAGCCTTAGCCCTGAACAACGTCTTCAACTGCATAATCTGGTTCTGATAAATATTGATAGCAGCATACATGATTACAATCTGCTGCAAATCTCTACCAAAAGTTGCTTCACCAGAAGCAGGCGAAACTATGCCATCTTCATCGCAAACGAAACCAGAAATAATACCATCGTTATATGCGCTCCAAAAAGCATTACGAAGACGAGTTAACCACTCAGTATCCGAAGCAGCAATAAATGGAGAAGTTGCACCAGGAACAGTAACGGCACCCTCAAGATCGCCAATGAGTTCACTTAAATCCACTGACGCCATGAGAACCTCCTGTTGACCTACACTTGATAAACGTCAACGTTATATGAAAATTTAGGCACTATGGCTTAATGACCTCAACCTCAGAGACCTCAGCAACATCGCCACGAACCTCAGCAAGACGAGACTCAAGAACCCTGAACTGTGCCATGGAAACATTGATAGCCTCATCGCTAGCAAGCTCATGCATACGCTCAAGAGCAATAACATTGCTAATCTCATCAAGTCTCTGAGAGAAAACCTTACCCTTAGACTTAAGGATCTCAAGCATGTCAGCCTCAGTTAGATGATTAGGATTGCTAGCAATCTCCTCATAATCATCGGCGCTATCAACTAGACGCATAGGGGCAAGACGACCATTGCTAAAAATATCCATATCAGAAGAAGCAGCACGATCCTGATTTAGCTGACGCTCCTCAACAGAAATAGTGAGAGACTGACCAGCCCTAATCGGAACAGAACGAAGAGCGCCCTTGTGATCGTAAGTCAGGATGAAAACATCACCCTTACCAATGTTTGACCAAGTTTCCTTATCCATAACAAACCTCCTAAAACCTTAGAATCTAGATCTATCAACCTAGAATATAACAACCTTTAAACCAATAAAAACAAAAAGGAAAAGGGAGGGACCGAAGCCCCTCCCAAATCCAAACCTAAGAGTAAACAGATCAGGCAGAGATGCTGGTGTCTACGAATCGACGGACACGATCTGGGCGGTGAACAACACCACCGAAATCCTTCTTGCCGATGTAGTGCCAGTACCAGTTGTCGTCCTCCATGTACTCCTTCGACTTCATGCCACCCCAGAAGGCGAACTTAGAAGCGTCAGTTGAGATGACGTACATCTCGTTACCGGGGATGAAGGGCTCCTCATTCTCATCAAGGTAGTTGGTGAGAGAGATGATGCTAGCGCCACGGTAGGTACCAAGGAGGCCACGGCTAACCATTTCCTCGTTGGTAGCAGGCAGGAAGCCTGAACCGTTGTATGAAGCACCAAGAAGCTCATCCATGATCTGCTCGGTCATCGTGGGACGACCAACAATGACAACCTCACGGGTGCGAGAAGCGTCACGAACAGCGGTAAGAGCAGAGTTAAGAGCAGCAAGGCTCACGCTAGTACCCGAAACATAGTAAGGGCTAGATGAGGGGATTGCAGCCTGGAAGAGTGAGAACACACGCTGGTTAACAGCAGCATCCATACGACGAACGGCAAGATCTGCAACCGTAGCGGCAGTCTCAGCGAAGTTAGTCTCCAACTTCTCCTCAAACTCTGTTACGTGGAAACCAACCGTGTCACGGGTAATCTCCATTACGTCAGCGTTTAGAGTAGAAGCCTCAATATGACCACCACGGGCGACCCAGAAAGCCTTGAGACCACGAACTTCCTTTACGAAAGAACGACCATCGAACGGGAGATTCTCGACCTCAGCCATAAGACTAAGAAGATTCTCATGCTCGAAACCCTCATAAATGGTCTCAGTCATTTCCTGAGCACGCTCACGACGCCACTGTGGATCACTAAAGTTCTCACGGGCCTCTTCGTTTAACTGAGCAACCTTCTGACGAAGGGAGTCCAGTTCTGGATTTGATTCTTTACCGAAAAGCTTAAAGCTAGACATTTTTAACCCTCCTTTCAGAAGTTAAGACGGGCCTCAACCTCACCGGTTGAAGCATTAACGGCGGTTACGACAAGCCAACCATTGGCGGCAGTGGCAGTCTCAGCCCAGTAACCGGCAGTACCATTGCCAGTGCCGGGGGTGAGGTAGTCACCAACAGCGACAGTTGGGGTGGCACCAAGGCCAGCAACCATCACGCGAGCGGTTGGGTAGTTCTGACGGGTAAGGAATGAAGTAGCAGTGGTATTCTTGAATGCCACCTTTACGTCCTCGCCATTTACAACCTGCACGGGCTCCCCAGCGGGAACCGTGTCGAAGTCAGAGTAGGTTGAGAGATATGGGTCCTGACCAATGTGCTGGATGTGCTCATATACAAGAACACCACCAGTGCCCGGAGCGGGCTTGGCCTGGGCGCCAGTTGCAAGCTCTACACCAAGACGACCAGTAGCTGAATCGGCCTCACCACTAAGCACCACTGGGGCACCGATGGGAAGGTCGGTTGAGCCATCTAGGTAGTATCGGCCAGCGCGATTGCCGCCCTTAGGAGTTACTCTAAAAGAAAAATTACGACCGTAAGACATTGCTAAACCCTCCTTTCAAAGAATGTTATAGGTAACGAACGTCAACGCCACGGTTACGAGCGCCGAAAACATCGGCAGCCACAGAACCGTTGACGGTGTGGTCATTGCGGACATTGGACATTGCAGTCTCAGGAATGGACTCAGCCTCAGCATCACCAGTCTCGTCTTCCTCAGCACGAGCGGTAGAAGCAACAGCCTTCCAATCCTCAATAACTGCCTCAAATGCCTCGTCCTCCATCGCTACCCAGCGATCAAGGTTGGCATCAATGTACTCATCTGCGAACGGAGCCGCAGTCTTTACTGCCTCGCGGCGAGCCTCACGACGGGCCTGAGCTAGAACAGCCTGCTCCTCGGCGGCAGCCTCGGCGTCAAGATAAGCAACAAGCTCATCATGCTTAGCCTCGGCAGCAGCAACACGGATTTCAGCCTTATCAAGATCAGCCTGTAGATCGGCAATCTGACCCTCCAGTTCAGTACGAGCCTGAGAAGTACGAAGTTCCTCAATCTCGGCCTGTAGTTCAGCGACCTTAGCGGCAGCCTCGGCCTGAAGAGGGGCAACAGCCTCAGTTACAGCAGTAGTAAACTCATCTTCGGTATAAGTCTTCATGTCACCCCCTCCAATGGAGTAATCATTATGGTTAATTGAAATATCCTCGTTGCAAAAGGGACAATCCTCAGCAACGTGATCAGCGGTTTCCGGCTTCTCTTTTAAGAGTAGATCATGAAAATCTTTAAGAATCATAAACTTGCCTTTCACGCCTGCAAACAATAACGACTATCAATAATTAAATTAAACTAATTTTAAAGAATTGTCCTAAAATTAAGGACGGTTTTTTCAGCAAGATGAAATGCCGATGGCGAATTATCTACTTCTGAAGCAGTGTCATTAGCGTTTGTAAGGCTAAGAATTTCGAACATTAGTGACTCCCACTCAGCAGGATTAAGATGCGGAACACTGCTAGCAACCTCATCATAAACTCTCTGCTTCTCTTCGTCAGAAGCCACCTCATCGATAGAAGCATTCTTCCAACCAGGTCTATCTGGAGGAAGAATTAGGCCACCAGCCAAGAAGGTTGGATTATTCAACTGACGATATGAGGCTCGGCTCTTGATATGGTCGCAATAATTTTCTGACATTGGGCCGGCGTAATCAAAAGTCTCGCCACAACCCATTGGACCAGCACAAGTAACTGACTCAGAAATGCACTCCATTGACTGATGAAGAGCGCCCATATCGTAAGCCTTCTCAACCATGCCAAGTTCATCTGGGAAATAATACTTCCAGAAAACAGAAGCAGTCTCAATATAGGCATTCATTTCCTGCTCTTGAGGATAGATCATCTCTGAGCCAATGTATGCACCAACAATATGATTCTGCCTATGACCCATATTCATTGGCGAATAGTTGATACTTGGCTTTGAAACACGAAGATCCTCAAGTGACCAATACTGCCCATTGCTATTAGCGTTATCAGCCTCAACATATTTTCCAATAATATATCTAAACATTGGATTAGAATTCATTATTCCAGAAGCCCAATGTGCTGCCATATCACGATCTGACTTGATCAATTCAGCAGATGATGTAAAATAGAATGAGTTGGAGTTCTCTGTTAAAATCGTCATAATGCTTGAACGTCCTTTGGTACTATAAATCAACTAGGCTTAACAACTGGTGTAACGAAAGACTCAGGGTTAGTTCCGCCAGTTGAACCACTCCCGTTTGGGGTGACAGTAGTTCTACCTTCTGGATTTGCTGGATTGATCGGATTTGGCGAAGAGAACGGAACATTCACTGGCGAGAAAATCTCATCCATAGTCTCTGCTTCACGCTGACGCTTGATTGCCTCATCAGTCTCAAGAATGTCAAGTTCTGCAAGAATTGTCTCACGGGAGATATCACCACGATCACGAAGCTGCTGCATGTAATTAGCAATGTTCGGATCGAAATCAAGAGCAATACGTCGTGGATAGAACGCCATCTTAGGCTCAGTAAGTAACTGATCGTTCTTCATCCACATAGGACGGAAAACATTCCTCATGAAAGAATCTCTAATATGGTCACGACGAGCCTCCATAGAAGAAGCAATAACCTTTAGCAGTTTCATGGAGTCATCAGTTGCAGTACCAGCAGCATAGTTACCAGTTGAAAGAATCTGATACATTCTAGCAGTAATACGTGAATCAATACCGTTATAACGCTCTGGTGCAAGAGTCTTGTCTGTCTTTGGCGTAATGATTTCGATGCTCAAACGATGGTCACCAACAATGATTGGAACACGGGAAGTTGTCTGGACCTGTGCACTTAACTGCTCAAGTTCCTGTGGTCGAGCAGGATGATCCTTGTCACCCTTCTTAATTAAGATAATTGCATTGGTGCTGCCAAGAATTGCTGAACGATCCATCTCTCGGAGCTGCTGCTTTAGATCAAGGAGCTCGAATACCGACTCCATGCGAACGCTAGCAAAACGCTGATAATGCGGGCGTGTAGATGTGATGCGCCAAACATTTTCAGGACGCAATAAATACATTCTATCCTGAATAGAAGTCTGATTAGTTAACTCCATGAGATAACGAAGCTCATCCCTACCAGCCTCCCTAATGACTGGATCGGTGGAATTCCAAGGCTCATACTTTCTTTCGATCAACTGATTAACAATCAGATCAGAAGTATTGTAACCAGCAAGAGTATCAAACTCCTGCGCCTCTGTTTTATCAGCGAGATAAACTAGTCGCTCTTGATTAAACATGAAATTGCCAACAGGAATAACCTTCATAGGATCTAGATAAGTTATACCCTGAGGAACAATGAGGTCCTTATACTCTTTCTTGCGACCCTTACCTTTTACCTTGTAGGTCTTTCGAGTATAAAGAACTGCTGGGTAGCACTGAGAAATAGTGAAAAGCTCTCTCCAACCTTCACGCAAACGCTCTGGAAGATCGATTTCATCGATAATCTGATTCCAGATATTCTGCTCGTTCTCATCTTCACACTCCATAGCAATACGCTTGAAAGCAAGTTGCTCAGTTGTCTCTACAACGTTAGATACGGCATCATCTCGGTCAACAGCCTGCTGTGCTATCTGGAATTTGTCGAAAATACTTGAAGGATTTACATACCTGTCACGATCAAAGATTGTTCTTCTACGAGAAGAACCCCCTTGCGAACTAACAGCCCAACGTCTAATAGCAGCAACCTCTGGGTGAGCCATAATCTCGTTCTTGATTTCAGGTGTTATAGAAACACCATCCTCAGAAATAAAAGATATACCAAACTCTGGATCGAACTCAATCTCTGAACCTTCAGGCATTTTTACCCCTTACTCATTTCCCACTCGGAAGTATTGATAGATGCTACTCGTGACCAAATCTTGAACTGGAAATCGGTCTCTTTCAGGAATGGAACAATCTCTTCAAACTTGAACTCATTTAGCAAACGGTTCTTAGAAGAACCAATTAGATTATTCATATAGGTTGCTCTGGCAGAAAAACCAGAAAGTTTCTTTAGGATTTTTGAAGGATCATCTAGGTTTCCGAATTCACCCATTTCCCTCAAATAACCCAAAAGTTCCTCTCGCCAACCCTTAACTACCTCTTCTGAAGAGCTTTTTTCCACTTTCTACCTCCATTTACGTCATTAAGACCATTGAAATCAATTGCCAACCTTACAGCATCAGCAAGATTCTGTGATCTTAAAATGAAACATTCGAATGGATAAACGAGATTAATATTGTTAGAACTATCTATCTGTATAAACCAAAGTTCAAAACAATCATCACATACCCAAAACTTAAAAGAATCTTCAAGGCCCCTAAGCTTTGGATCTGAATCTCCACATTGCAGACAAACAATTTCAGAGAAAGAGCATGGGCGGTGGCTCCCACTGCCTGTCGTTGCTGTTGATGAAATCTTCGATGACTTGCTGCTGGTAAGCCAACACTGCCATGCGGCACGCATCAAGCGTATGAAAGTTTCCATTGCTAAAAATCCTCTTTCTACCATAGGAATCCATAGCTGACCTAGCAAAAGTCCAAGTCTGTCCTTGAAATTCTGCAATAATCGATTTGTCATATGGAAGAATTAGCTTCTGCTCATCAACCATGTTTCTAAGAATATCGGTACTCCACTCAAGAACATTCCTATGAATAGCTGCCTCTTTGTAGCCATCTGGAGAATTCTCATCAATAGGAATTGAATCATCAAACTCAGCGATAATCTTTTCAGAGAAGTTGTATCCCTTAATCCTTGAAGTCAATGCCTTAAGATTTGGATCTTCCCTAGTTGCTTTCTGGACATAATCAAAAAGAGGCAAACCAGCCCCAGTAGAGTCCATAGCCAAAGCAACTGGCCTATACAGATCAAGAAGATGGAGAATTGCATCTGCCTGATCTGGTGCAGCAACTTTCTTCAAAAGAATCCTGGCAAGTAACTTCAGGCAATTCTTACCTTTTTTAGTCTTATTATCCTCAGCAAAGATGACAATAGAAGTTGGAGCAATAGTCCAACCAAGGTCCATCCCAATCCAAAAACGCTTATAAGATCTATGGCTACCTGGAAGATCTAGAAGAGGGATTATAGATCCATATTCTCTTACAGCAGCTTCATCAATCTCAAGTGAAGTATATTCAAACTCATTATAGTTACTGCCAATATCGACATCAGTAGAAGCCATAAGTCTATAAAGAACAAAGATTGGTGAATTCTGATCACCAGGAAGACCCAAAATATTTCTTCTATAATCAACAGAATCTGCGTGTCCACCATACTCTTGAATCTTCTGTTCACGCTCTTCATTAGTCCAGTTAGGGCGAAACATTGCAGGCAAAGCGTGGACCTGCCAACCGCTATCAGGTTGACAACGCTCATCGAAGCCGCCACCAATACCACGAGTCACACCATGAGCACGCCAACGGGCGCGAGGATTCTGGATCTTTACAGTTTCAATAATCTCAGCCCATGCTTGTTCAGGAAAATCTGAAGCCTCATCCTGTTCTAGCCAAAGAGGGTGAGTACCCTTCAGACCCTTACCATCACGCTGAGGGATTCGTCCAATAATACGGCCACCATTAACAAAGTTAATCATGAATGGCCTATGCTTAATACCGCCACGACCCTTTGCGATCATTTCTTTTGCAAGCCTATTATTTGTATAAAGAGATTCAATATTGTCAGTTACTGCATCAAGGTGGATTCCCTCTGGGGCAGTAATGACCATCTCCTCGCCAGGGCAAACAAATGGAAAAGCAAAGGCTCTGAACTTGATTGAAAGAGACTTGCCAACAGAACGACTACCTCTATCAATCTGTTTCTGCTCTTTAGACCTCCACCAGAACCACTGAACTGGCCATGCCCTGAAAACATTGTCATCTTGAGTTTCATCAAGATAAGAAAATTCTGCTAAGTCAAGACCTGACTCATCCATAAGTATTGAATAAAGATAGCATTCCTCTTCAGAAAGATTCTCGTAAACGCTCATTATCCACCAATCATTTTTTTATACCAAGAAGTAGCAGTTTCTGGATTCTTGATAAGCAATGAATTAAAGGCATTTAAAACAAAATAAATTCTATACTCAAGAAAATAAGAAGGATGCTTATTAAAGGCAGCAGCAATCTTTTCTATAACTTCCATAGAAGGAGAGTCTTGCCCAGTTAATAATCTCTGAATATGAGACTTACTTAAACCAGTTTTTACATTTAAAGAACGAACGGATCTTCCAGCAGAAAGAGCCTTAAAAGCCTTATCAAACTCTGCCGAAGAATAGTCTCTATCAAGAATCTTATTGAGTCTTTCCAAACCATCGCTCTTGGTAAGGCTTGGACGCTTTCCTGGAGTAGAAACTTTTCTCTCCGATTTAAGAACATCACCAAGCATTTTGATGAAAACTTCGTCATGCTCTATAGCATCAGACCAGTCAACATCATCAATGCTTGGATACATTGATTTAATTTTTTCGTATCTCTTGTCCCAAGAAGTTTTCTTTGACATTACAAATCACGAATCCAAGTTGCCTGATTTTTTCTAAGAGTAGAATCAATCTGTTCGAACTCTTTAAATCTATTCTTAAACCAATCTATTAAATTCTCCATACTTGCTCCGAATTCTTTTCTTTCGGAAACTGAAGAATTCTCATAAAGAGTGATCAAAGCCCTAGCTTCCATCACGAGTTCTATGGCCTTAGCAGCCTGTTCGTTTCTTGTGATTCCGAACTCTTTAGCTCTGATGCCAAGCATCTGGATATACTCAGCAACTGAGTCGCCCTTATCCTTATCTCGGGTTGACTTATCAATACCAAGATCCTTCTTGATTCCACGAATCTCTCGTGAATAAGTCTCAATAGATTTCTGAACTTCAGTAGGATTAATTTTTCTACCGTAATAATCCTCTTCAGCAAGAATCCATATACCCCACCTATAGCACATAAGTTCCATGATAATAATTCTGTCAAGCTCAAGAATATCTGAAACGTTCTTAAACTTATTGTCAGTCAAATATCTAGCGTGAACTTGGTCGTAATAATCAGCCTCAGCTTGATTCATTACTTTAACAGTTGCACCAGATGGAGTAGTAACGTCTACTCCAAGAACCAGAGATTCGTCATCATCATCAATGATTTGGCTAATATCAAAATCGTCAGTCATGGTATCCAATATTACGAACTAATCGTCCCAATATTTAGGGACATTTAGATCATATCATTATATACTTGATCATAAACCCAAGAATAAGTTTTCTCAAGACCACTCTTCAAAGACTCAGTTGGCTTCCAATTAAGAATCTGCTCAATTAGAGTATTGTCACTATTTCTACCTCTAACACCCTGAGGTGCATCAAGGTTGTACGCTCTATTCAGAGTAATACCAGCAATTTCTTCAACGATAGTTACTAGCTGATTAATTGAAACTAATTCGCTACTTCCAAGATTAAGTGGCTTATCGTAAGAACAATCCATCATTCTTTCAATTCCATCAAGACATTCATCTATGTAAAGAAATGATCTTGTCTGATTTCCATCACCCCAAATTTCAATTACCTTGTCTCCAGTAATTGAAGCAACTGCAACTTTTCTGCAGATTGCAGCGGGAGCCTTTTCCCTTCCGCCACGGTAAGTACCATTAGGGCCAAAGATATTGTGGAATCTAGCAATTACAGTATTGAGATCTGTTTCATCTCTATAAAACATTGCGATCTCTTCGCCAAACAATTTTTCCATGCCATAACCCGGCTCTGGATCTGCTGGCCAAGCATCTGACTCTTTGAGAGAGACCTGCTCAACTTGCTGAACTTCATCGTTGTAGACGCAGGCAGAAGATGCATAAAAGAGATCTGAAACACCATTGGCCTCAGATGCTCTCAGCATATTGATAGTGACCAAAGCAGACTGCATACAGTCAACTCTGTGAGTAGCAATGAATCCCATCCCACCCATATCTGCAGCGAGATTGTAAACGGTATCTGCATCGATTGTTACTGCAAAGCAAGCGGCATAATCACGAAGATCACAGTTGAATTCATTTCTAGCCTCTGGGTGCACCTGATACCACTGGTCTACTGGCTTGATATCAGCGGCCACAACTGAATGTCCCTGACCAATAAGCTTCTTAACTAAGTGACCACCGATAAAACCGCCAGCCCCAGCAACAACTAAATTACTCATGATTTACTCGCAATAAAAAGATCCATAGAACGATTGATTTCAATATCAAAATTATAAAGATTGGATAGATTGTGGATATCTGACATAGAAGGATATCCCTCCTCAGATCCAAAGAGTCTCAAATCATCAACAATAACAATATGATCATGAGAAGGTCTCTCAAAATCCGTAAAAATTGTTTTCAACTCTTTAATAATAGGAGTTTCAGATGGAGGCAACAATCCATCAGATCGATTAATATTATGTGCATCAAGAAACCATACAGCATCATCTGCTATATGAAACTCAAATAACTCAATCCAATCACTTGAATCTCCATGAATAACTTTTACATTATTTGTATCCCAAAATCTTTCAATACAAGAACGATAAAGATCATCCATAAATTCTATAGAAATAACTTTGTCAAAATGTTCGGAAGCCCAAGCAGTGGTTTCGCCAACTGCTGTTCCGGTTTCAACAAAGATATTTCTATCTCCACGAACAGAGAGAACTAAGTCATAAAATTCTTGCTCGTCTTTCATAAAGGATTCTTCTCCTTAAGAGTTTTTAAAATATATAAATGAGTTCTATCAATTTCTGGAGACTGCCTACGCCAATCAGAAACTGGATTAATCGTGTTGTATACGTATAGTGGAGTATCTATGTATTTATATCTTCCACCAGCAAGTTCAAGGCATGGGATCATTACAGCAGTATCCCCACAGCATTTGAACCAAGAACCATCTGGCCAAGTGAAGTCAGATTCGTCAAGGTGCTTGAAGAGCGAATATTTAACAGTTCTCAAATGATTAAAAAGTAATCCATGTGTATATCCAGCCTTTCTGTAACCATTCGATAAAACGACTTCTCTTGGATAAGCAGTTGGCTGTGGACAAGTCTTAGACTCAGGCTCTGTAACGTAGTTACCATAAGTCATCAAATAGTTTCCAGTTGAATAAATATTCTCAAGTTTTCTAAGAACATTTCTATTGAAAAGCCAATCATCCCCATCAACCCAAACAATAACATCTTCATCATCTGGATCTAATGCGTTAATTGCCTCAACCTGTGAATAGAGTGCTCCCATATTCTTTTTATGGAGAATACTAATCCAATCTTGATCATCGCAGAAAGACTTAACGAACTTCGCTTGATTTCGATCTGTTGATGCGTCATCAACAACACAAACATTAAAATTTCTATAGGACTGATCAGCAATTGAAGATAATGTCCTTGGAAGCCAATCCATAGAATTATAACTGGCAACTACTATCTGAAATTTCATCAGACTCTCCTTGTGCCATAAAACATTCCACCATAAGGATGATCTGGATACTCATGCGGAATGATTGTTAACTCGAAAAATGCTCCAAGATATCTAACCCAATCACCCCATCTTGGATCATATCCATGAAACTCTCCAGTTACTTTAGAAATCTTTCTGAGAGAATCAGGAGAAGCATTGAGTATTATTTCAACTTCAGCACCCTCAACATCCATTTTCATCAAGTCAATATATTCGAAATCTTTAACAAGTTCATCAAAAGAAATTGAATCAACAAGAAAAGATTCATCATTAGATACAACAGCAGTGCCACCAGAATCAGCAAATATCTCAACCCCATCAGAGTGAGACCAAACAGCCTTATTGATCAATGTAATATTTGGATTAGCTGAGCAATTCTTTTGAAGAACAGAGAAGTTGCTTGGTTCTGGCTCAACAGAAATAATTTTACAGTCAGGAAATCTTCTAGACAGTCTTGAAGAGAAAGCTCCGATATTTGCTCCTATGTCTAAAGCAAAAGATACTTTTTGCATATTTGCAATATAATAAACATCAGCTAAAAAAATTTCGTTTAGAACAAATTGGTCAGAAGTATCTGGCCTAATCCACATACTGTTTTCTGTATCAAATTTAAGATCTGACATAAAAAGCATCTCCCCATCCAAAAGGAGTCATCTCAGTGAGTACACGATCGAATCCAGCCAGAAACTCGTCAAGATCAGAAATAAGACAGCAACCTTCGTAAAGTTCTTTTTCATTTACTTCAGTATAAATATAGTCAACATTTTCAAGAAGACTACCCATACCCTTAAGAGCAAGAAGTTCAGCACCCTGAATATCAAGATTCAAAAAGTTGAAATCTTTCTCAATACCAAGATTCTGAATTGTATCCATCTTTACAGTTCTAGAAGAAATATATTCAACTTCTGGATGTACCTCAGAATGTGTGCCTAGCTCAAGAATAGAACTTGACTGACCATTATTAGCTTCGTGAAAGACAACCTCTTTACCAATCTCATCTCCAACAACAGCGCAAATTACCTGATGAGATGTTGGAACAATCTTTCTTATCTTCTCAGCTCTTCTCTGATCTGCCTCAACCCAAACAACGTTACTGATCTTATTGTGCTGATAGATATCTACCTCTTCAGCCAAATGACCACCAACATGAAGAACTCCGGTTATGGGTGTATCAAAAAATCTTGAAAGCTCTTGCCATTCGATTAACATTGCACCTCAGTCCAATCTGAAGGAATCATCCTTCTCCAAGGAATATTTTTAACTGCAGGATCTTTACCAAACCAAGTAGAAGGATAATACGCATGGCGTGATTCTGAAAGAAACGCGCCCCACCAAGAAAATGTAGAGTTAGCAATGATGTGATTTTTGCACATTGACATACTAAATAAATCTAGCCAATCAGATGGCTCACCTTTTCTATCAACAACTTCTACTGGCCTTGGAACTCCCTTAAAGAAAACAATCTTCTTATCTTCTAAAAGATTTGAAGTAAATTCATCTGAATTGTAATTAAATATTACCTGTTTGATTGAATCTGAAAACACATAAAATATTGTGTCTGGATCTTCTTCCAAAACCTTTTTCATAGAGTCTCTATAATACTTTGGTGTAGGAATTGGAAAATGGTTTGGATGATTTACATAATCACCAAGCCTGTGGTGAACAGAACATCCATGCTCCCTCATCAGATCAGCTCTATCTCCAACATAGCGAGAAGTCTCAAGTGCTGCTAATTCAGAAGCCTGAAACATCGACCAGATATCGTCCTTGATCCCATCCCAATAATGAAGCTCTTGATAATACTCGAAACCACCATCAATAGAGAATTCATCGGCTTTAGCAAATAGATCTTCTGGAATAGAAAAGAAAGGTCGGTACTCCCAATCTGGCACAACAACGCCAGCTCCACCAAGCCTTGCTGCCTCACCAAGAGTCCAACCAATCTGCCACAACTGATTGCCTAATCTTCCTGCCAATCCAAGATTTTTAAAACTAAATTCTTTCATCTGTCCAACCATATCTCAAAGCGTAATCTTTGTTAAAGAGATTTCTATTTCTAAGTTCATGTTCTGTATTGAAGTTCGCATCTCCCCTTGGATGCCATAGATGCGAGATATAAGAGCCACATCTAACATGCTTACCAACTGTATTATCTAGCTTCAATCTGAACGCAACGTCTTCCCAGCCCCAACCCTTGAATCGTTCATCATAAAAACCGGCATCACTATACATATCTCTAGTTAGAACAAGTGCTCCAGCCCAAGAAAGAATCTTGAACTCATATTCAATAAACTCTTCTTTTTCCAAGAGAGATAAATCTTTTTTATCGAAAAAATTATTAAAAATTTTATCAGTAAACTCTTGTGTTAAATTATAATAATCTCGGTATGGAACTACCCAAGTATTTTTTGATCTAACAATATCAATTGCATCATAAATAGAATCAATAGATACATATGTATCTGCATCAAGAATAACAAGAAAATCGCCCTTTGCCTGGAGAAACGCATTATTGCGAGCCTTGGATCGGTTCATCGGATTATCCGTATCGTATCCGACAACAAGTTCTGAATCAGGAACCGAGCTTATATAATCCTTGACCAAAGAAAAGGATTGTGACCTATAGCTATCCGAGCTTTCATTCCAAGGAATAATAAAAGAAATCATATCTCTTCCAAATAAATGTCTTTAACAAATTTTGAGAAATCTCTATACTGATTTACTATATCAGAATATATCTTGCCATGCAGGGACTGATCAGTATTCCTACTTCCACTTCTAACATTAATGCAATATACAGCATTACGAACTGGTCTAATCTTGCAATCTGCATTGCAAATAAGATTTAAGAAAAGTTCCCAATCTTCTAAAATTGGATATTCTTTAAATCCACCAACACTTAAAAAATCCAATCTTGATACCATAGATCCTATGACACAACTATTAGATGTAAACATATCTCTATTTGGTATAAAAATTGCTTCAGGATCAGAATCGCCAGACTCATAAAATCCTCTAGTCATTGGCTTAAAAATTGTTGGACGCTCCGCCTTAGAAGCTGCTCTAGCCATAACTTCTACATAACTATCGTCAAGAAAATCATCGGCATCCAGAAAGATGATGTAGTCCGCATTTGACATTCTTGCAGCAGAGTTTCTTGCTTTCTCTAGAGAAGTTGAGTGCACTGAAATAACTCTGTTAACCGAATTCAAAGTTGACATCTGCTCACAAAGAGCTGCGTTCTTCTTTTCCCAATCTTCTGAACCAAATGTGCCGACAGCAATATCAATCAACATCTAAGCCCACCACGTTAGGATATAGCTCATATTTTCCTTCACTAAGAATTGACTTGATATGAGAACTACTATGTCCAGGTCTAGAAATATATCTATTGTATTTTTCTAGACGATCTTTTTCTTTTGCATATCCAAAGTGAAGCATAGTTACATGATCTTGAATAGCAGGATTCGAACGGGCATAAAGAGGCTCTGAACCACAGCCCATTACAGAATTAGGCCAGGAAGCGTTTCCCTGGAACCTGAAAAATCTGGGCGAACAGATGCTATTCCAATAAGGGTCAACTCTGATCGAAAGCGAATCGCTATCATATCCAAATACTTCAAGAAAATTAACTACAAAAGAATTTGCACCTAATTCAATACACTCTAATAGTGAATTGCGAACAGAGTAAGGTGAATATAGGAATTCATCAGCATCAAATGCAAGCACCCAGTCGTCCTCAGAAGGACTGGCCAAATCCTCAAATGACTTCCATGCCTCTGATCGGAAGGCTGACTCATTATCAAGAAATGAATAAGACTCCTCTGGTCTTACAGTGACTGTAGCGTAATTAGATGCAATAGAAACAGAATCATCAGATGACCTATCATCATGGACATATATCTCATCTAAGAAAGATGAAGCCCACTTCAAACATGAATTAAGATATCTATCAGCCTCATTTTTAATAACCATAAGGCCATAAATTTTAGTCATGATCTATCCCATGTGCTTCGCAGAAATCAACAAAAATAGCCTTGGCCTTAGCCATCTCCATATCAACAGTTCCGCCAACAGGAGAAGACTTATGCCACTCATGAATCATCTCAGCGTTTCCTAGATACCAAACTTCTTTAACATGAGCCTGAGCATGATAAGCGCATCCAGTTTCTTCATAGTAATGCTGAGTGGGCAGGAATGCACCGATGGTATCAGGAAACATAGAAGCATAAATAGAGCAGTTAGTAAGTTCAGACCACAAATCTCTGCGAATAAAAAATGCTGAACCAGAGACTGTTACAGCCTTCTGATCAAATCTTAGATCGTCAAGTCTTGGAGATCTCCAGCCATTGTGCTGTGGCTTGCTCAAAGTGCCGAATATTCCACCATGAGTAGCCCTCAAATCTGAATCATATTGCAGAGGACCAACGATGCCAACGTTTTCATTTGAGTTCAAATACTCTACACAATAATCTACACAAGTATCATTGACAAATCTAGTGTCAGCATTAAAGAATGCCAATACGTCTGCATCAGAATTAAAGCCAGCATAATTGCAAGCCAATGCATACCCAAGGTTCCAGTCAGTTCTTACCGACCAAGCATCTTTAGGGATTTTTAATTGATCAAAATCTTCGCTTGATTCTACATCAATTATAGTTAGATGGCTATCAGTTTTTGGCTTAAAAGTTTCATATGAATCAATGAATGCTTGAAGCAAGTCATATGTCTTATAGTTAATTACAACAATTTCTACTTTCAAAATCCGCACCTTTTATCAACTACATTAAGCATTTTTTTGCTCATGACATGCTTATTTGTAACTTTGCCATCCCAAATGAACTTGCCACCAGCAGACCTAACATTAGAAGACCATCCAAGATCTTCACCATTCTTATGGTAAGAATAATCAATATTATATGCAAATGGTGTCATTAGTTTTGCAGCCATAATAATATCAACAGTTGCAATATCGTCAGTATCTCTACGATAGAAGCGAATCAATCCACCATCTGACCAATAACCCATACTTGGATGAACCTTGGTAGTTTCAGACATATAGCACTTCATTCCAACTGCACAGGCATAGTCATGACTTGCTAATGCAGAAATTGCTGACTTGATAGCATCTTCCGCCAAAAGAATATCTGAATCCAAGCTTAAGAATAGTTCTGGAGAAATCTCTCTCACAGAGACAAGCAATTGATTCCTAAGAAATGCCATGTGATGATATCTTGAATCATTCCATCTTCTAACATCAGTTCTTGATTCTTCTTCAACAACTTTTACAATAGCGTTCTCTACTTTAGATAGATCTTCTAAATCTTTTTCGTTACCATCACCAACGACAAATAGAAAACTGAAGTCAGTTATTCCAGCATTAAAACACGCAAGATTGACATGATCAATCCACTGATCAATGATCCAAGACCTATCACTGTAAGGACAGCCAATTAAGAGTTTCACATTTTGACCAATCTATGAGAAGCACAGATACGCTTTTCGTCCCCAGAGTTTGGGACATATTCTTCACCATATGCAATAGAGACTTCATCAACCTGAACAGTGGCAAAGTCCCCAACAAAATCAACAATTTTACCTATATAAAATGTTTGAAAAGTATTAGCATTAGCAATGACAACAACCTTAGAACCAAGATAAAGATCGTTACCAAAAGCATCAAGCATTAACAGCACCCCAAGAAGCAAGAAGACAAGCCTCTGCTCTACCGTGATCCTTCTTTCTTCTAAAAAGATCTGAAGAGTCTGGCCAAGTATCAATAGCTCTAGCCCTAGCCATCTCCTTGTCAGAAGAAAGACCCATAGATCCCTTCCACTTTCTTGGAGTTACATGGACTATCCTTAACTTCAATGCACCAAAAACCCCAAGAAGCGCACCATAAGACTGACCAAATTTGAATGTTGAAGCAACGCCCTGACCTGGCATCGAACTTACCTTTTCAACAATCACCATTTCAGGAGTACCATATTTGCAAATGATATCAGCTAAAGCTGGGGCATCGACCCTGCCATCCATCACAGGCATATCTACGGCATCTAAAACAACCCCGTCTTTTACCCAAGCAATAGCGCCGCTCAAACCTGGATCTACCCCAACAACAAGCATCAGTCATCTTCCTCAAGAAGACTTTCGATCTCCTTCTTTACTTCCATAAGTTTAAATGTAGTTGCACGATTTTTATTTTCAACATCAATATCTATCTTTGCAAGTACTAGATTAAACTCTATCTTAACACAAGTACCATCATCAGAAAGGCTCAAAGAATCAGGTAGCCAATCGTCTACAGTATCATACATTACTGCAGTTGCTCTTTTGATTCTTTCGGTGATCGCTTCACGATACTCTGGATTCATTTCAGAATATATCCTTTGAGAATTAATGGTTCTTTCAAACTCTGTAAATCTAGACTCCCAAAGTAGTGCAGGAGTAATTGCGTCAACAAAAATTCTTACATCAAAATCTTCTATTTCGAATCTTTCCACAAATAAATCATATGCTGACAAAAGGCCATATAAACCCAAAAAACCCGGCCGAAGCCGGGTTAATCGGAGAGTTTTAAGGTTTACTCTTCAGTATCCCAATTATCTACAATATCTTTCAGAGATTCAAGTTCAACCTCAAACTCTGTTGGCGCAGCCATTTTAAAGTCTCTCTGAATTTTGTGTGATTCAGGATCAAGAACTTTATCAGACCATGCTACATTAGAGACAGAAAACATTGCACTAATGAAAAGCTTTGCATCACCATTCTTTAGTAAAGATGGCATTTCTTCATCAGACACATCTTCAAGATCATCATCTACTGGTATAACTGCCATATCAACACCAGACATATGCAAGCCTACAGTTGACATAGCTGTATCTATATCTTCAATTAGTGGTATAGCAAACTCGTGATCCATGAAGGTACGTTAGCACATGAGGGGCCGGGTGTCAAGCCCGATTTTGAGCCCTAATGAAGATTTGATCAGAGTGCCTCTGGCTCAGGCTCGTCAAATGCTGATGAGTCTAGGCTAGTAGGTAGCATAGCAGCAGAACCCTTCACCCCAACTCTAGTAGCAGCAATAGACTTTGCAGCAGCCAAGACGATAGCAACTACAGGAATCCAAGCCTTTGGAAGATCAAACATCTCAACCGTTACAACAGCAAGGCCAGCCTGTAGCGCAGTCCAAAAAGTTCTTTCAATAACATCTGCAGTAGTCTTGTTCATTTTTTCTCCTGATTTTTATGAGAGATATAGGAAGCTCTAAATTTATCAAACTGATCGCCCCAAGGTATCTTATCTGGATCATACCTAAGAAGAAACTGATGCTTATACTTTGAAATCAATCCCATATCCTGAAATTCGCTCATTACAATTGAAAGTCTTTGATACGAGATACCAAATCTTTTAGCAACCTCACCCTGAGGAATCGCTACAATATTTTTCTGATCTCTATTGTCCCAGAGAAACCTGTAAAGGTCTTCTCTGCTGTGCATTGACTTCATCCCAGATCAATCTCACAAACATCAGTAGTGCAGAACTTCTCGCCCTGACCCTCATTGGCCTTAGTGTAAAGAGCCTCAAGGTCAAGTGGCTTGATCTTCTTCATCATCTTCAAAGCCTCTTCCTCAGAGATTGGCTCGTAAGGTGCCTGAGCATAAGTCGTTCCCTCATCACTGATAGGTAGGAATGAAAGACTCTTAACCTGACCCTGTAGTGAACGAAGAAGTGGAGAAATCTCTTTCTGCTCATCGGGCTTAAATGAAACAGTTACCGACACCATGTTATCAGCCCAGTAACGCTGAGCCATAGCAGCGAGAGAAGCCTTCTCCCAGATAGAAACCTCAAGCTCTGATCTAACCTCAAGACCCTTTGTTGGGAATGAAGCAACTGCAGTGGTCTTCGAATCCATCACATCATCCTCAATGTGATATCCAGCCTTCTTCAGAATTGGTAGAAGTGGATCAGTCTTGTGGAAACGAATACGACGAATGTAATAACCAGAAGTTGTGGGCCAATGCACGCCAGATGTGGTCCCAGCAATAATAGAAGTTGTTCCAGCTGGCTTTACAGTTGTGAGCTTAACTGAGTTACGCACACCTAGCCACTCGCTATACTTTGTATCAACATTCTCAAGATACTGATAGCCCTCGTCCATCCAGTATTGCATATCTGACCATGAACGATTTTCGATGAAATCAACAATGCCAGTCATTGAAATACCGATACGACGATTACGAGTAATGACCTCGTTTGTCTCAGCCCAAGTTGATGGCATGAGAGTCACAGCCTTTGCGTACATATAGGCGTGCTTGACTGACTTCTTGAAATCAGCAAATGTCTCATGCTTTGATGGGTAAAGTTCTACTAGACAGCAGAACTCGCTTGACTCTAGGGAAATCTCGGCGCATGGGTTACAGCCAGATACACGATAGTCACGATTGTTCTCTGGATCTGCCATCCTGCCAAAACGACGCATCATATCTAGCCAGATAACCCCAGGCTCACCATTGATACCAATCTTGTCAACAAGATGATCAAGACTATCACCAGAGTTAATCATAACTGAGTTATTTGAAGTCCAAGCCCAACCGTCAGGACCGGTTCGCTCAGCATTCTCTGGAAGATTCCAGTTCTTAAGATTCACATAGTCATCGTCACCTGCGTCACCAAGAGCAATAAGAGCGGAACGTCGCGCTCCACCAGCAACAACAGCCTTACCGAGCTTGTTCATAATATCTACAATGTCACGGCTAGTAATCTTTTCACCATGACGACCAGCGAACTGCTTATTGATTGACTCATGCACATCCATGAGTGGACCGGGACCAGAGGCTGTACCACCGAAAGACTTAAGTAGAGCACCTGCTGGACGAACCTCTGAATAGTCAAACTCAACTGGCTGACGATTCTTAAAGAAGAAAGACTCAAGCTGAACTGCTACAGACTCAGACCAACCCTCTCTGGTATCTGGAACAACAAACTTAACTGGATCACCAGTTGGCTCCCAGATAGTTAGTTTGCCTGCACCATTAGTATCGAAGCCGACACCAACACCATTCATAGACATTTCCATGAGTCGTGAGAATGGCATAGTTGCCTCATACGCTGAATGGGTGCTGAGCTTCTCGGTAGAGATAAATGCACAGTTGTTAAGGCTAGAATTCGACTGGTTCAGATGGACGTACTCTGTACCCATTGCCCACATACCACGACCGGGTGGCGTCCACTTGAAATTGAACATACGGTCGAATGCATCCTGAGCAGCCTTCTGAGCCTTGAACTCATTCCAAGGAGTACGCTGATGGGCACAGTGATCCTTTAGGATTGAATACATTCCCTCAATACAACGACGACAGACCTCGTACCACTTCTCCTTAGTGCCGTCAGCCTTCTTTCGGCTGTACTTAGTAAGGAAAGTCAGTTCGCTGAGAGAGTTACCTGCACCAATGTCGAAACCCCAGTCAACTTCTTTGTTCTCGTAATCTGCAATAAATGAATCGGAAAGATGAAAAGAAAGAAAGTCAGACATTGGGATCTCCTAGAGGGTTACAGATAATTTACGACAAATATTTTAGAAATAAAAAAGAGGTATCGATAACCAGCGACCTCTCTTTTGGGACAATAATAACTGAGCCAGATCAGTCCGGAACACAGGATTTCCAAATGAAATCTAGCGCCCCCGTATGAATCTGACAAACTCGTGATTCAGTTACCTCAAGCATCTCACCAATCTCTTTAAGAGACAGACCCTCAATATAATGAAGAAAGAACACAGTCTTTTGCTGACTGGTAAGATCTTTAAATGATTCAAATATTTTCTCTCTAAGAATTAGTAAATCTTCTTCATCTAAAACTTGATAGTTATTTGATTCATCTGGAATAATATCTGAAAGTTTAAAAGAATCACCGTCAGAATTAACTACTTCATCAATATTGAAAATAGAAGCTGAGGTACCAGCACCCTTAACTCTGGAGATATCTTTAATATTCCATCCAAGTGCTTTTGCAATTTCTTCATCAGTAGGTTCTCGTCCCAAATCATTGGACAATTTCTCTGCAGCAAAATCTATTTCACGATTCTTAGATCTTAAAGAACGTGGTGCCCAATCAAACTGACGAAGCCTATCAAGTATCTCTCCACGAATTCTAAAAGAAGCATATGTTTCAAACTTGTATCCATAAGATGAATCATACTTAGTTATAGCGTCCATCAGTCCAATGAAACCATCTGAAACAAGATCATCATAGTCTATATGATTAGGTAGATTTCTGGAGATTGAAGCGGCGGTACTCTTCACTATATATTCATATGCAATAACTAAATCTTGAAAAGTAGAACCATCAATTGAGTATTGATTCCATAATTTTTCTGTATCCATAAAAATATCTTAGTAGTAGAAACATTTCTATAAACACAAAGAATCAAAAACTTATTTCTTCAGTTTAGACAGACTCCACCCCACCCCACAGGGAAAACAGCAAAAACTGTAACGGTCGGTGTCTTCACCTACATGGTATCTCAACCACTAGATCAGATTGCTACTCAGCAGGCTGCTTAGATGAAACTGCCCGGACGTTCCTTGACCAGTTTCCCCGCTTTTCGCTCGGGACGGCACTGATGACGGATTGCCCACCGGAAGAGTTAAGGCCACCTTCAGTCCTGCGGCGCTGTATGGGGCGCATCCCTCAAATTGCATGAAATTTTCTAAGCGATCAAAGATTGTAGGGCATCGTCTGTGATTGTAATAACGCGAGCCGAACATCCAGGGCGGCCAGTCGCAATTATGCGAAATCTCAATATTGATAAAGCTCCTCGAAGCGACTCGAGTGCGACAGATGATTATCTTGATAATCAAATGTATTGCCTCGTGTACCTTGGGCAGTTCATCGGGATTGTTTTCATTTGCGACCGATCTGGTCCATTATGTTAACAAAACTGTCGTTATAGATACTGTAGCGACAGTCGCCTGAAAGGTTTCCCAATGGCACAAAAGCCCAAGGGGGTTGCCGACCATCCAGCAAAAGATCTGATGGAACAGATCTGGAAGTCTGGTGGTCGTGCTAAAGATATCGTTGCTTTCCTAGAGGAGAACTCCCTACCTCTTATTAAGGAAACAACCATTGCTCGTTATGGACAAAGATTCTGGAATGAGCAGATTAACGTTACCACTGATTCTGAATCACCAGAAGATATCGCTTCTACGATTAAGCAGATCGAAGCAAGTGGTGTCGCTCGTGTAGTGAAGCTTTCTCACTCAAAGAAGAAGTATCCTGGTTGGGAGAAAATTAATGGTGAGAATGTTCAGGTAGAGAAAGAATCCAATTCTTGGAATATCGATCTTCTTCCCGCACTTCCTACACCAGAGAAGGCTGATATTGGTTCATTCAAGATTAATGTTAAGGGTGTAAGAAAGCAGTCAAAGCCAGATGGCTGGAATGTTTGTCTTGTTATTCCTGATCCACAGATCGGTTACCACCGTGATGTTGATGGAAATATGACCACAACTCATGATGAGTCAGCTTTGAACGTTGCTCACCAGATCGGAACATACCTAGATCGCACCTATGGTCTAGACCTGACAGTGATCCTTGGAGACAATCACGATTTCAGTGCTTTCTCTCATCACCGCACAGCACCGGGCTATACATCTAACACTCAGTTGGAGATTGATAGGTTTGGTACAGAAGTTGCGATCCAACGAGAAATCAATCCTAATGGTGAAATTGTTGTTCTCAGCGGAAATCATGATGATCGTCTGAACAAAATTATTGTAGATAAAGTACCAGGTCTAATTGGTATTTCAAAAGCTAACACAAGAGAGCCTGTATTATCTATCGCTAACTTATGTAGATTTGATGAGTATGGTGTTGTGTCCGTCGAAGCATATCCAGATGGTGAATACTGGGTAAATGACTATCTGCGATTTGAGCATGGTTCAAAGGTTTCTGCTGCACCCGGTAGTACCGCAGCAAAATATTTGTCAGATGCGAAAGTGTCCACAATCTATGGACACACACATCGTCAGGAACTAGTGTATTCAAGAATCCGAGGCAGAGGCTGGACAAGACCTATCTTTGCTGGAACACCGGGTACCACAGCCAGAATTGATGGTGTACTACCATCAGGTCAAACAGGTATTACTTCAAAAGGAAAGCAGGCTGGCAACTTCACTGAAAAGTGGCAGCAAGGCATCTTCGTTGTCTGGTATCAGCCAGAAGGCGATCAAAAAGCAACCGTCGAACCCGTTCTTATAGAAGAAGGATCAGCCTTCTACAGTGGACAGATATTTGAGTCTACTGTAAATAAGAACGGGGACGAATTGTGACTTCAGAAGAAAACAACGAACCCGAAGATTCCGAACTTGATGAACTTTCCGATCTAGGAACTGGTTTACATATTATCACTATAACATATGATAGTGATCCAAATATTTTCCCAGAAGTACATTTAGGCGACTGTTCACCTTGGGTAGCTTTAACTATGTTAAAAGCTGCTATGGAAAGTTTGGAAATTCTCTTACCACCAATTAATGTCTCTTACAAAGGAGACATGATCCTTCACCACTCAACTCTTGAAGATGAACAAGAAGACGAAGATCTATAGGACTGCTTATCAACTAATTTTACCGGATTGTGGAAACTAACCCTAGAATCCCTACTTGACATAGAGCCTGTAGAATTCGAAGGTGACAGTGGAAACAGTCTTTATTATTAAACTAAATATTAAATATTTTCAAGAAGAAGATGGGGGATTCAGTTTTTGAGTCCCTCATCTTTATTTGTTAGATCGTAATAATCTTTTGGATTATTGAAACAATCCTGACAAAGACCCATAATCTTTGATGGCTTGAAGTCCAGTTCGCCACAGTTAAGGCAGCACTCGTCTTCATCCAAAAAATCTTCAAACTGCTTAGACATTCTTAACCTTTAAATTACTCTTTGGTAGATTACCTGACAAAGTTTCTACGACATAAGTATATGGCTTTGGTGAGAAAAGCGGAGTACCACTACCAGCCTTATATGTACCTGACTTTATCAGCACTCCGTTCTCATCGAACCATGCTATGTCAAGATCGAAACCCATGTCTGCAACTGTAAACGGAGTGAAAGAAGGCTTATCATAAAAGAAGATCATCCCATCAACATCAAGATATGGGATAGTCGCAAGCCCTGCTGCTTTTTCTTCTTTTGTTATCGCAACATAAACTTCTAAAACTTCTCCATTATCAAAAGATATATCGATAACATTAAAATTTTCTAAAAGTCGTGCAGAAGCAATAGTAGCTTCCATTTTTTCTGTCCAGTTTTCCATAGTAATTAATCGGCATCCAAAATTTATAATTCAAAAAATATTGAGTTTTTATTAGAACAAAACAGTGCAGAAGTTTCTCCAACAATTAAATAATTCATTGATTGAAAATGATGGAACAACTGAGAATTAGAACTGATCCAAGAGAATGTTTCACGCTTAGAGTCTGGCAAACAGTTGCACGCAGAAGCGGCATTTCCAGATCTAATAAATTCCATATCAACATCTGATCCGCATTTTTGACAATACAGATATATGTCTGGTATGCCGGCAAGGGAAGGGACTGGTTTAGCCATCTAAAAATCCTAACTGAATTGAAGTATCTGTTATTGGGTCCATAACAATTTTGTTTTCAAAATCAAAGGATAGTGTTGGAACTATTGCATAATTTTTTCTTAAATTATATATATAAGTATTGTTGCCAACAAACTCTGTCCAAACTAAACTATTATCTAATAATGCAACAAAGCCTATTTGATGAATATCATTTTTAGATGACTCATAAATATCTTGTATTTTTATTGACAGATTTGGAGAACCACAGTCTGGACAGTTCGGCATGAAACTGTGACTAGAGAAATGCTCTCCGCATGTGTGACAAAAAGTAAACATTGTGTGGTAAATTTATCTCACCGACAACAATTTTTATCTTATGAATAATCAGGCTTTCTGGGGTTCAGAATTTATAGATGATGGAAACTTTGGGCGTATAAAAGAAGTATTTTCTTCTTTACATTATTTGCCTATAGAAATAGTTTCCTATGTTGCTGATGAATCTTATCTTGGTCAAATATGGTTAAGAGATAAAGAGCATATAGAAAATTTGATACTTTCTATACAGGCAAATGGTTTCGAAAAACCTGGCTTGATTGACTTCGACAACACATCGGTCCGACTGACGGACGGAAACCACAGATTAGTTGCGGCGCAGCATCTGGGTCTGCAATACTTCCCCATCGAACTTAGACAGGTCGATGAAATTAAAGTAAGATCAGTCAGACTATACAACTTCTTCCAAAAAATACTGGAGTCACAATGGCAGGACCAAAGCTAAAAAAGAATGTTCCATTCCAGCCATCAGGAGATACTACTAGAATTGTTTCTCTTGGTGGTGGCACATGGGCTTACCTGTTTGATCACCTAGGCAAGACTCAGCACCTTCCACGCAACTCTGAAGAGTTCGCAGCAAAGTGCAAGGAAACTGATGAGGCTATGAATGGGAAGATTACAGCAGAGCTTGAAGCTCTCGGCTGGACCGATGTTATTGAGAGGATGAACGCCGATGCTCAGTCATCTGAAGAACTTGTGGCAGAAGACGCAAACTGAATCTGAGAAAATCATGCACGCTGAACTTCGTCAGCGTCGTCGTGAGATAGTGGAAGTTATGTCAGAGAACGCTAGACTTCGTGAGCGTATCGAAGAGCTTGAGGATGCTATTCGTCAGCATCGTGACTTTGATCCGATTGAGTCAGCCAAGGTTCAGCCTGATCTTGATAGAAGACTTTGGTCTATGATAGATCCTAATAGAAATAGCTACAAGGTGGATTTGTAATGAATGCTACGCTTCTATTCTTTCTAATTGGTTTTACATCATCGCTAGTTGGCTTTGCTGTTGGCTACTTTTCTGGCGAGAAGACTGCCGACCTGCTGGACGGTGACCGATGAACTATATAATCGGTGTTTCTATTATTATTGGAATAGTTACCTGCGTGTTAGTTGCTAGTTTCAAAATAATAAAAGAAGCTGCAGAAACATGGAATGATGAACTAGATGATTGATCATTCTAGATGATAACAACTAGAGATATCAAATGGCTAAAAGCCTGTGTATCATGCGCTGAGATATTTGCTACCTGCGCCAAGGCACAGTTCTGGTGCTTCATAATAGAAGACAACGGATATGGCCGTATTATCGGTCAAGGCTACAATGGTGTTCCCGCAGGAATGAAACACTGCGTAGATGGTGGCTGTCCACGCTGGATCAATAAAGTTCCGCATGGAGCTCCATATGATTATGGTGATGGACTTTGCTACAGTTCGCACGCAGAAGTATCTGCCCTCGCACATGGCGACGGTTCCCGCTACAAGGGCTCGACTCTGTATGTCAACGGGCCACCATGCCTAACCTGCGCCAAGTCTGTAGCGGCTGCAGGAATTAGTAGGATAGTATGCCTGTCCGAATCGGATAGATTATATACCGATGTGACCGAGGCGTTTCTAGCCGCTGCTGGCGTAGAACTGGAGTATGTAAGTGATCTCAGCTAAAGTAATTGCTGACTCTATTTCACCGCAAGGTGTTAGGCTAACAACTATGGAATGCACTTTCCATAGATTTATTCTACCAGAAGTAAACACATATAGAATGTGGTCACGCAACGCTGCTAGCAGTAGAGCTATTCCACTAAAACGTAGAATTGAGGAAGTGCGTTCTAACCCCGCTATTCCTGTTCATTGGGGTAAGAATCAGCGTGGAATGGTTGCAGAGACTGCTCTAGATTCCAACAGTGAGACAATAGCTTGCTATCAGTGGATTAAGGCTGCAAATCATGCAGCAGATGTTGCTGAAGAACTTGGCAAACTGAATCTACATAAGCAGGTGGCTGCCAGAATCTTGGAACCTTTTCTTTGGCATACATCTGTAATCTCTGCAACAGACTTTTCCAACTGCTTTGAGCAGCGTATCCATCCAGATGCACAGCCCGAGTTTCAGCAGTTGGCTATTGAGATGAAAAAAGCCTTAGATACTTCTATACCAAAAGAAGTTGGATATAACGAATGGCATTTGCCATATGTTACTGGTGCAGAACAGATCTTGAATATAGATGATAAGAAAAAAATTTCTGTTGCAAGGGTTGCTCGCTCATCTTATCTAAATCAAGATAAAGCTGATATTGATGCAGATATTGCACTTTATGAGCGCCTGCTCGGGGCAGAGCCACCACACCTTTCACCATTTGAGATGGTAGCCACGCCAGCAATTGGAACAGCATCTATTCCAGGAAACTATGATGGCTGGCATCAATTAAGACATTTGATCGTTAACTAAAAAGATCCCCTCGTCCACGCTGACAAGGGGATCTTTTTATATAGTTAATTAAATTTATTATGAACCCATTACCATAAGTGTTGGCTTCAAACCCTCTGGGAAAGTAAGAGGGGAACCCTCTGCAAGCTCAACCAAGAGGCCAGTTTCAGGATCTGGAACAAAGACATTGACCTTCCAAGTAACCTCTCCTGTTATAGCATCGACATAGCTTGATACAGTCTGCTGCGATGCTAGAACGGCAGCTCCACCCTCAGTTTCTACATATGCTGTACTTGCCTGAATTTGCATGTATGTAATCTCATTCATTCCAAAATCAGATGCAGTGAAGCTTAGTCCACCTATTGGATAGGTCGTGCCGAAGTCGGTCATTCTGATAATATTCATAAGGTGACCACCGCTGTCACGAAGGTCAGTTGACATAATAATTTCGTATTCCATTGGATATCCTTGTATTGTTAAAATTGTAAAAGTATTTTCGGTGTTTTTTGTAGATCTTGCTTCAAACCAAATATCATCGCCATATTTGACATTTAAACCAATTGATACATTGTCATTCCATTCAAATGCTCCAAAGGCAAGTGATTCAATTTCTAGGCTTACTGTCTCGTTTGGATTATCAAGCTGCTGCAGTGGCCTAGTCATTCTAATGGCAAGTTCACCATTTCTATAAACTTCTAGACTAGCGGCATCAGGAAATATATTTGTATATGGAGTTAATTTAAGAATACCTGTAAAAGCTGCTCTTCCTGTAGCTTGAAAAACTTTGTTTGATTGAGTGTTATATCCATTAATTGCGAATGTTTTTCTAAGCCAGTCAGTTGCTACACCTATGTTCAGACCAGGTGATTCTTTGTATGCATCAAATGGATTAGTTTCTGAATATCCAATGTATGGTGCCTCTCCAATAAATAGAGATGGAGAGCTAGATGAGACTGCCCTCATCCACCAACCGTCTGGATATTGAGTAGAGAAACGATCATCAATATCATAAACAGGTCCTATAACAGATACGTTTGCTGCTGCAATAATATCAACAACTAATGCATTGTCAAGATCATAGCTATCATTTGGCGTTGCTGATTCATTATAAAGCGACCAAACATTGATATTTTCACTGCCAACATTTTGGCTTAAATTAGTAATATCATCAACCACTAGCGAACTAAAGCCATCTGCTGCATTATGCTCTTCCCAAGAAGGGCCACAAATTGACTCAAAGTTATCTGTTCTTCCAGCTTCAATATATGTTTGAGGTGGATATGTAGTATTTTTATATCCGAACATTTGACCAGATATTCTAAAATATCCTGCTCCTGGCCAACTGCTTGACGATGCAGTTACCTGAGTATACATCGTAGAAATAGTTCCACTAAGAGAAACCCCAGTTGGGCCAATTCTTTTATAATATACATCTAGAATAGTTTTATCTATGAATGATGGCGAAACTCCGACAGAATTTTTTGTTGATCTTAATGTGTCACCAAGTTTATTCCAGCCATCAGCTGCATTTAGGTTAAAACTTAACTGGCCGCCTCTAGTCCATCCCTTTAGAACTAAAAATATTAAATCTCCCTCAATAGGATTTTCCCAAGAATCAAGATCCTCATTCCAAAATCGTGGATAATTAACTTTTATACTAGTAGAAGTTTCTGTTTTTACCTCTGTGCTTTTGCCAAAAAATCCGGCGTCGTCATAATCTCTTGCATCGCCAGCAGCCCATCTCGCTGAAAAAAGAGTATCAGAAGCTATTCCTTCTATTGGGCCACCAGAATATGATGAATTAAAAGTTGTTAATTCACCTTGAAAATTTGTAGACATAACTACCCTTCCGATTAAATAAATCTATTAACTAAAATTTGAACCCAAGTATCATATCCCACTATACCATCTACAGGAAGATTTCTATCTTTTTGATACTGCTTAACCCAACGCTCAGTTGAGGCACCAAAATCACCATCTACAGTTAAAACATTCTTTCCTACAATCGCATTAATATTAGATTGCAGATCCTTAACTGCAGCACCCTTCATGCCACGACGCAAGACAGGCTTCTTCTTCGCAGCATCAGAAATAGATTTCAGGAAATTATTGTCCGGTTTTGGTGGAGCAGGTGGTGTAGTTAGATTTGGCTTACCTAGAAATACTCTGACCATTGATCGCATCTGGTTACCGTCAATACCGTAAGCGTCAATCTTTCTTGTAGGTGCCCACTCTTTATGTTCGCAAACTAGTTCTGGGTTAGCGCCATGAACGGAAATAAGAGCAGCATGAACTTTTGCAGCAGTTTCTGTTTGATCTGGACGCCAAGGCTCAGCACCAGTTCCAACATTCTCACGCTCAACGCCAAAGACTGAGGAATTCCCTACAAGGCCCCTCCAGCCACCTAGACCAGCATGGTTAGCCCTGCCAGCAGCAACTACATAGCAAGTATTGTCACGGCCAACAAGGACGTTACAGAGCGGTCCAGGAAGACCAGTTCTACCATTCACACAGATATTAAGGCTGGGAGCATTACCAGTACGAGGCCCAGCAGTATGATGATCTACAGAACCACGAGGATTAAAAGAGTCAGAACCACGGGTCTGCCACCCAGCAACCTCAACAACATTTAATCCAGCAGCACGAAGCCTATCAGCAATACCAAGATCACGACCCATTGCTCAAAACCTTCCAGTCATAAACACGCTTTTCGATAGACTCCACATCATTTGGTGAGAGATCAGCAAACAGCACAAAGCCGTCAATATCTTCATCACTCAAAGGGTTCTCAGTGAAATCTAAATCACAACCATCAATCTCATCCATTTGAATCTCCATTCGTAATCTTTCTAGCGATAAATCCAATTGGATCTAATTTTTTCAAAAACTCAAATTTATTTGGAAGAAGAACACCAAATAAATGAATAGTTAGAATTCCCCAAATAGAAATGATTGGCCAACGTTTTTTCGGATGCTTCACTGCATCACCGAAAGCCTCGCTCATTGAGCAATAAGGATTTCCGAAAGCCTGCTTCTTTTTTAGTAAAAAGATATCAACAACAGAGACATAGAGAACTAATCCAAACCAAGCAAGACCGCTTGGACGAATTCTCATCTGAACTACATCCAGTTGTCTGGAAGCATATCCTGTGCGTTAAGATCCTTTGCACGCTTGATAATATGCTTCTTTGCGGCTGGCTTGTCTTTTGCTCTACCAAATGCCTGAATAGCATTCTTTAGGTCACCAATTGTTACGATTGGGTATGAACCATCTGGAAGGGCAAGACCCTCTTTGGCAAGCTTCTCTCGCTCTTCTGGAGTGAATTCCTTTGCAGCATCTTTGTTGCGCTTCTGCTCTGCTTCGTAACTGCGGACAATTCTGTTGGTCCAAGACCATGCAGCATCTCCACCCCAAAGCAACCAAGCAATCCAACCATTTGAAGTCTTATCATTCAGGTTGTCGCCAGCGTGACGGGGGAAGTAACGGTTGATATGACGAACTTTCTCAATGCCAATCGAACCACCGGCAGCTAGAGTTCTGGCTGTGTTCTCGCCAACATCTGTGCCGCCTCTACCAAACTTCTTTCTTAGCTCAAGACCACGCTGAGCATTTTTCTTTACACGGTCAGGGACTGGATAGCTGGCAGCCTGATCCATGTAATCATCATCTTCTTCATCCATATGATGCTTGCCGTCTTCATCATCGTCCATGTTGTCAAGTTCACCAACCTTGGTGACCTCATTAGCCATACGACCAGTCATGAACTCTGTTTCCTGATCATCGATCCAAATTCTAATAAGAACTGCTGGATTCTCAACAGATGCAGGAGCATAAAACTTTGAACCCTGAACACCAAAGTATCCGTCATACATAACATGCTCAATAGAACCAACATGCTCATGCGTACCCTGTGGAGGCATATCCTTATGGAACATGGAATCATTTTCCATCATAAACTTGACGATATCGCCTTCTTGAATCATTTCATTAGCCTTACTTGAAAGAGGATGCTCCCTTGGAAGAAGATCCTGATCGAATGGTTTTCTTGGAGCCTTACCGCTTTTTAGCATCTTAAGAAATGCCCTAACTCTTCCATAGCCCCACTGCTCTGCGCTAACCACATTCGGTCTAACGCTGGAAGGATTAGTCTTATATGCGCCTACACCTCTGTTAAAAACTTTTGTCAAAGTAGTCATAGTAACTTTTCTGCCCTCTGGAGCAGTCTTGTTATACTCTGACATTATGCCTCTAAGAGTAGAGTTTCTATCTGCAGACTCAGGCTCAATAGGCTCTTTTGAAACACGAAGTTCTGAAACTGGCTTAGCAACAATTCTATCAGTCTTTGACTTTGGATTACCATCCTCATCGACAGCCCAAACTTCTATCGTTGCAACAGGATTATCTTTTGTTGCTTCGAATGACTCGTTTGTGCCATCAATTTTTACAGTTCCAGAAGTTTTGATGCTCTTAACAACTCCATGAGCATAGGTAGTAGCCTGGGGAGGCTTCGGCACCGCATACATCACATGGTCGCCAACTGATACGTTTTTTGCTGAAAGTTCCATGATGATTTATCGGGAAACTACGTTTCTATTAAATGGGACACTAATTCGGCAATCTGACTTCTCTCAGACTTCTCAAGGTTGATATGTGCAAAGATTTCCTCATTCTTTAGAGAAGAAATAACTGACATAACTCCATCATACTTGCCAACCCTCAGATTGTCTCGCTGAGCAACATCGTGCGTCATAACAACCTTACTGTTCTTACCCATTCTGGAAAGGGCAGTAAGTAGAACCATCTTCTCAAGATTCTGAGCTTCATCGATAATCACAAATGAATCTGACAGTGTTCTGCCTCTAATGTGCGTAAGGGGAAGAACCTCAAGAAGCTCATCTTCAATAATCTCGTCAATCATGTTTGGTCCACAGAAAACCTCAAGAGCATCGAAGACTGCTGCTGCCCAAGGGGACATTTTTTCCTCTGCAGTACCAGGGAGAAAACCAAGATCCTGTCCACCAACAGCATAAAGAGGTCTAAAGATTATGACCTTCTTGTGTAAACGTTTTTCTACAACAGATTCAAGACCAGCAGCGATAGCTAGCAAACTCTTGCCTGTACCAGCATTGCCACCCATAGAAACAATCTGGATAGAATCATCGGTTAGAAAATCAAGTGCTATACGCTGTTCAGCACTTCTTCCACGAACATCAAATACGTTTCTGTCCTTGATGTGGTGCAGTTCACCGTTTCTATATTTGGCTAGAGCAGAACTTGTCCCGCTCGTGGCAATGACACCAGTGTTCTGGGGAAGTCGGATTTCACAAGCTGTCCTGTTATTTGCATACAGGCTATCGATTGATTCGATATCGACCTCAACCTTCTCAATACCGGACCACACATCGTTGAACTGGTCTGAGAAATAGTCATCAGCGTTCAGGCCAATGACAGAAGCCTTAAGCCTTAGAGGTAGATCCTTTGTTAGAATCGTAACATCTTCATTCTTAGAAAGATTGTATGCAACAGCTAGTATCTTATTATCGTTTAGCTTTTCTTTGAATGCGTTTGGTAAATCACTATTATCGATATTATTAATCTCAATCCTTACACTACCACCTGCATCATTAGTGATTGGATCAATGAGTGAAGAATTCTTCCTGAGAAGCTCTAACTCTCTAAGGCACTGTCTAGCAGGGAAACCAAGTTCTGGGTGATTTCTCTTTTCCTCAAGCTCAGTAAGAACTATAAGAGGAATAACTATGTGCTTATCTTTAAGCCTTTCCATAGCCTTAGGGTCGGACAGAAACACTGATGTATCAATAACATAGATCATCGAATCCCCAGAGATTAAATTGTAAATTTAAAACTGTAACGGAGAAATTCTGTGATTTTCAATCGCTGCCCTGTGCTACATTTTCTGCACGGAGGCCGATGCGCTACGAGTTAGCGGAAACATCAAATTTCTTGGGAAGCTGATGTTCGGGAGTGCTGCAGAGATGGCGATCTGCACCAGACTGTAAATCTGGCGTCGTTGACTTAGGGGGTTCGAATCCCTCCACTCCCACTATGGTATTTATATTTAGTGCAGTGTTCGCAGCCTTCACATGGCTTGCACTGTTATCCGCAGAAGAGAATCGTGATATACCAATGATTATTGGTATTACTGGTGCATGTGCTACCATATTCGTAGCAAATATATACTATTAATCCCAGATAGCTCAATGGCAGAGCAAATGACTGTTAATCATTAGGTTGTAGGTTCGAGTCCTACTCTGGGAGCAAAGCAGGTAATGGGGACGCCCAAACGCAGCAGGTGTTAGCTAATAAACTCTAGGGACTATGCTGTCCTGCTCTTCTAATATCGAAATTCCGGGGCACTGGAGTAACGATTAATGAAAACAATTAGAGAAGATCATATGAATATGATCGTCAAAAAAGCCGTATCAAAATGGCATTTCTCTAACGTATACGATGATCTTGTACAAATTGCAAGAATTGCGTACTGGGAATCATGCAATGAAGATGACCCAGATTATGTTATGGTTACAAAAGTAAGACGTAGAACCATAGACGGATGGCGAAGGCTAAGCGGTCGCTCCAAGTATCGGTTCGAATGCGTAGAGATACCTGAAGAAAAATATCATCCTGCAATTATGGATCAAGAATATTTTTCTATTGAATGCCTAAACCTTCCAGAGAAGCATTCTCTAGTCGTATCCTACATAGCTTCTGGTTTGCTGAAGTCTGAAGTCGCAGAACTTCTTGGGATCACATCTAGCAGAATTTCTCAGATCCTTGCAGAGACCAGAAGAATACTTGATAGCAGATAGCTTTCGTTTGGCCCAAATTCAGGGACACTAATACTTAATTAATTGAAGTTAATATTTCTTTATTAGACATAATAGGTAGCAAATTTAGGTTAATTAGAGTTATCTAAACTAAATATTCTATTGCCAATCCACTCTGCAACATTAACAACAACGGCATTGCCGCAGAGTCGATATCTTGCACTGTCTGAAACAAACTTGCCATCAGCGTTAAACTGGGTCCAGTTATCTGGGAAACCCATTAATCTTTCGCACTCAAGAGGTGTTAATCTTCTGACGGCAAAATTTTCACCATCACGCTCAGGTACTAACCAACCATTCTGAGCATGGGCAGCGTCTGGACCAGCGCCACCAAAAGATTTGGTCAAACTACCAACTACTCCTGACTCTGCAAGCAAACCCACTCCATTGCCACCATCAGAGCCTGAGGAAGTTTCCTTCCCCTCTTCTCCGCTCTTGCCAAAATGCCCTTGCAAGTTTTCGGACTCAAATAATACTTTTTGTCCGGTATCGCTTCCAAGACTTCCCACAATAAACACTCTTCTACGACGCTGGGCCACTCCGAAATATCTAGAGTCAAACACTCTGTATCCCCCCAAATACCCGAGTTCCCCCAACGCCCCGATGATGGCACCCAAGTCTTTTCTTCCCCCTGAAGACAAGAGACCGGCAACGTTTTCGATGACAACCCATCTTGGCATTGCTTCAGAAACGACTCTATAAAACTCCCACCAGAGACCTGATCGTTCTCCTGCAAGACCTTCTCGCTTTCCTGCTGAAGAGATATCTTGGCAAGGGAATCCTCCGTGAATAACGTCAATTGATTTATATTCTTTTCCATTAATATCCTTAACGTCTTCGAATATTTTTATATCAGGCCAATGGCGAGATAAAACACTACGAGCAATTTTATCGGCATCACACATAGCAATAGTTTCAATACCAGATCTAGTAAACCCTAGATCGAAACCACCGATACCAGAAAATAAACTCAAACTATCCATTCAAATAAATTATCATCAAATTCTTTGATTATATGTTAATCTATTTTCGAGAGATTGGATTTGTATGTCTGATAAAAATGAAGATAAAGAAGAAGTAACAATACCTACAGCAACTGGCCCATACCAGCTTCTCCCGCCACTTTCCAAAGAAGAACTAGAGAATCTTAGAGAAAGCATCAAAGAAAAAGGCGTACTAATCCCAATTGTTGTAGATGAAAATGGGATAGTGATTGATGGCCACCACAGAAAGATGATCTGTGACGAGCTAGGTATTGAATGCCCAAAGATCGTTCGTGAAAATCTGACCGAACAAGAGAAGAGATCTGAATCTAGATATTTGAACATAGCTAGACGACATTTGAATACGGCACAAAAAAGAGTTGTTATTGCAGGGGAGCTTTGGGATAACCCAAGCGATTCAAATAATTCAATTGCTAAACGTCTAGGTGTTTCAGATACTACAGTTGCCAAGGTGAGAGATGAGCTTGGTATCAAAATAGATAAAGTTGTTGGTGCCGATGGCAAAGTGTACAAGGCATCAAAAATTGATTGGGATAGTGCAATGAACTCGTTGCCTAGCGGTGGGAAGTCATCGTTTCAGCAGATGAGTTTTAATTTACACCATACCCAAGTTGATATTGTTAAGGAAGCTTTACGTCTAGTAAAGTTAGAAGAGAAATTAGATTCTGCTAAAAATAGTAATGCAACTGCTATAACAAAATTATGCGAAATGTATATTGATAGCAAAGAAGAATCTGATGACAGCTAAAGATCTCATCTTACAGCCGATCCCAGCTGATATTGCTAATTCTGTTATTGAAAAATTGCACTACTCTGGAAAATACGTTAGAAATAGTCAACTTCATTTAGGCGTATTTTGGAATGGTGAACTTCACGGAGTTATGCAGTTTGGGCCATCGCTTGATAAAAGCAAATTACAGAATCTAGTTGAGGGCACTGGCTGGAACGAGTTTATAGAATTAAACCGTATGGCCTTTAGCGAAGAGCTTCCTAGAAATTCTGAAAGTAGAGCTATAGCAATTGCTATGCGTATGATAAAAAAACATGCACCTCATGTTAAATGGGTTGTGTCATTCGCAGATGCTGCTCAGTGTGGTGATGGCACGATATATAGAGCATCTGGATTTGTTTTAACTGGAATAAAGAAAACGAAAAACTTGGCAAGGCTTCCAGATGGAAGTACGATGCATAAAATGACTTTAGAAAGTAATCCAACTATCCCAAGACTAGAGCTTGATGGATTATCGTACTATGATATCACTAACGGAAATTACGATTTCAATAAGTATATTTCAGTAACTAAAGCTGAACCAGTTTCAGGTTACAATCTTCGATAT